CAAGTAACAGGAGCTAATGGAGCAGGAACTTATGGAGGAGCAGCAGCTTTAACAGTAGCAAACGCAGTAGATCAATTAAATGATTTATATGATGCATTAGACGCAGAAACTCAAATGAGAGATGATGTTAAGATCATTATGTCACCAGCAGCATACAGAACGGCAGTAAGAGCTTTCGTAGCAGCTGATTTAGTACACTATAACTTTAACGATGGATCTCAGGATATTTATTTACCTGGAACATCTGCAAAATTAATTAAGTCTTCAGGTTTAGTAGGATCTAATTATATCGCTGCTATCGCAGGAGAATTCGTAGTATTCGCTACAGGATTAATGGATGATATGGACAAATTCAACATGTTCTATGATGCAGGATCTGATATCTTAAAAACTACTGTATTTTACAGAAGAGGATTAGGAGTATACAATGTAGCAGCAATGGCTACTAACGATTTAGCATAAATCAAACTACTAGGATCACACTAAGTGGTCCTAGTTTATTAACTTAAAAATAACACATATACATATGTCTTGTAGTAATTTAACAGCAGGTATACCTTTAGATTGTTTAGGTAGTGAAGGTGGTATTGAGAGAGTTTGGGTAGCTAATGGACCGGTAGAATCTATTACAGAAACAGCAGGAGTAATTTCAGCTATAACTGTAGGAGGATCGGCTTTAGTACCAGCAGACTTCTTTTCATTCGGAACACCAAAGCAGAGTTCTTCTTTAACAGAAACTCCAGCTATCTCTCAAGAAAACGGAACAATTTCTTACCAGCAAGATCTAATTTTAATAATGAATAAATTAGATGCAGCAAAAAGAAATCAAATTTTATTAATGGCAGAAGCTAACGCAATGGTTATTATAGCAAAGGACAATAATGGCCTCTACTGGTCAGTAGGAGTTGAAAGAGGTGGATTCGTTTCTGCAGCTACAGCTACTTCTGGTACCGCATTTTCTGATAGATCGGGATATGAGCTAACCCTATCTGGGCTAGAAAGCAAGCCGATGTTCGCAGTTGACGCATCAATAGTAGAATAATAACTTTATAAGGAGGTTTAAGAGGGTATCATTAAGTTGGTACCCTTTTTTTGTTTATTCAACTATGCTTTTTTTTATATTTCTATATAAGAAACACATACCTTCACATGACTATAACATTTAACAACACTACTTTAACATACGATTTGTTTATTAATGGTGATTTTCCATTAGCTAACGGACTTAAGTTTATGTCTATGCATTCAAATACACCTCTTTTTGATGTAGATGCAACAGTTTTGATAGCAAATACACGCTATACACAACTAGAATTCACCTTAGACGAGCTAATTGGTTTAAAACATGTCGAAGGAATATATAGATATATAGTATTTGAGGATGGTGACATAGTTCAAGATGGAGTAGTCAAAGTATTTACAACTCCTGGAGGATCTACAGGCACAGAACCTTATATATCTAACAATGAGGATAGAAAAGCAACAGTCTTTTATCGTCCTCAGTATTAAAAAAACATTATAATATGTCAAGAAATTTACCAGAGTCTTTATACTCTATCAAAGGTTCAAACTTTGATGCATTTGAACTACCACAGATTAAAGAAATTCGTGGAAAAGAATACATGTATTATGGAAAAAAGAACTTATTTCCACAAAAACTAATAGAATTATACGATACTAGTGCTATGCACCATACAGCAGTTAATGCAATTGCAGACGGTATCTTTGGTGAAGGTATTAAGAACTTCGGAGATGAATTTATTAATTCTAAAGGAGAAACATTAAATGATGTTTTTAAAAGAGTATCGTTAGATTATACATTATATAGTGGTTATTCATTAAATGTAATATGGTCTAAAGATAAAACTAAGATTGTAGATATATTTCATATACCATTTGATAAAGTAAGATCTGGAAAGATGGATGATGAAGGTAATGTAAATGAATATTACTACTCAAGTGATTGGAAGGATTTAAGAAAGAATCCTGCAGTACCTTACAGATCTTTTAGTACTACAGATAATAAAGGTGAAAATGCATCTCAAATATATTACTGTTTTGATTATACTCCAGGACTTGATGTATACCCTCTTCCATCATATGTTGCATCTATTTCAGATATAGAACTAGACGCAAGAGTATCAGTATTTCATAATCAAAACCTAGCCAACGGTTTAAGTCCAAGTTTATTCATTAATTTTAGAAATGGTATCCCAACAGAATCTGAAAGAAACCAGATTTATAAAGAATTAGAAAATACATTTAGTGGAGAATCTAATGCTGGAAAGTTCTTTTTAGGTTTTTCTAGACCAGGTGAAGAAATGACAGTAGAACCTATTGATTCTGCAAATGATGATTATTACGTAGTCTTAGATGCTAGAATTAGTTCAAGAATATTAACTGCTCACAGGATAACGTCTCCATTACTTCTAGGAATCTCAAGTGGTTCGGGTTTTAGTTCTAATGCAGATGAAATTAAAACAGCTTACGTACATTTTGAAGCTACTGTAGTAGAACCTAAACGTAAGAAGATATTAAATACTATGGGTATGATTTTAAAGTTTGCAGGTTATAATGTAAGTTTAGAAGTAGAACCTAAAACTCTAACTCTAGAAGTTACAACAACACAAGAAACTGAAACAAAAACAATAGACTAATGGCAAACACTGCACTACTAGTTTCTGAACAGAGACTAAAACAATGGACTAATTTAGATAGTAATGTTAGAGTAGAAGATATTACTCCATGGATTATTTCTGCACAAGATGTTTATATGCAAACAAGTTTAGGAACTAAGTTCTTAGATAGAATCAAAGCAGGTATTATTGCTAATGATTTAAATGCTGATGAGCAAGCACTATTAGATGATTATATCGCTCCTACTCTTATGCAATACTCATTGTACTTAATGTACCCTGGTATTAAATATAAGATTGTAGAAAAAGGATTAGTATCAGGTAATGCAGAAGATACAGATGCAACTACATTAGAAGAACTTAAATACTTAAGACAAACTACACTAGACCTCGCAGAATTTTATGATGCAAGACTTCGTGAATACCTATGTGACGTACCGGCCGGTACCTTTCCTGAATATGCATCTCAAACTTCGGATGATGGAATGGTCGCAGAAAAAGGAACACCTTACTTTGGAGGTCTAGTAACAAATATAAATAGATATGGCAAAACAAACTATGAGTGTGCATGTAACCAAACAGGTTCTTGCAGCTGCAAATAAATCTAAAAGAACTAATATCAACAAATTATATAAATTCTATAATGAAACAGAAACTAGACGGAATACTAAATAAACTTATAAGCAGAAAACTATCTGTGTTTGTTGTAGCATGTTTCGGGTTGTTTTCTGGAAACTTAGAGAGTTCTGACTGGGTTATTATAGGTACTGCATACATATCAATTCAAGGCATTACAGATATAGTTCAAAGAATTAAATTTGGACAAAACAAATAAAAACTATATTTCTTAATATATGAGCTTAATACTACAACAACAATACGCAGAGAATCAATCCTTAGGAGCTATCTCAGAACCTACAGGAGGATCGTGGGTATCAGCTTACTGTTTATACTTAGGTATAACGGAACCATCTAACGGTACTTGGATTCAAGCACTATGTGAACATTTTGGTATCACACAACCTTTATATGGATCTTGGGTAATAGCATTAGCTAATTACTATGGATTTACAGAACCAGTTAATGGAACTTGGTGGGGAGCACTAGCAACTGCTGGAGCACCTGGACCTCCAACATCTTTAATATGGGAAACAACAACAAGTCTTTGGGAAGCAGAAGCTACCACATGGGACCAACCTTAATAAATAAATAAATAACAATTATAATATGGCAAGTTTACAAGGAACTCAAATAAATAATACTTACCCTGGTCTATTTAAGACAGAAAACAATGATGCTTTAGGCATGGGTGTATCTAATGTAACTGATGGTAATGGTAACATTATTAACTTACAGTTAGGTATCAATGATATCAATTTCCCAAGTGGAAATGTAGATTTTACAGGAGCTAACGTAACCGGATTACCTGGTGGCGGTGGAGGTACTCCTGGATTAGTTTCAGGAACTGGATCTAATAGTATGAAAAGTGCTGATACATTAACTTCACAACCAGCAAATGCATCTAATAGTGATGCTATAGCAATAGGAAATGGTGCTGATGCATCTGGTTTATTTTCAATAGCAATTGGTTTAAACGCATCTGCAGGAAGTCAGAATGGTATTGCAATTGCTCCTCAAGCATTTGCTGGGGGAATTGGAAGTATCGCAATCGGACAAGGAGCATATACACAAAATGATAATGCAATCTCAATTGGTGATGGTAACACAAACCAGAATGGAGCAAACCTTTCAATTGGTAGAGGAAACAATAACCAAGCAAATGGTGGTACTATCCTAGGACAGAATGCTAGCATTGGATTAGGAAACGGTGGATGTGTTATTGTTGGTAGTAACCTTAGTATACCAGCAGGAATAAACGATGGTGTATTAATTGGTAGAGTTCAGAATCCATCTGGAAATATAAATAACTCTGTATGTATTGGATTAGTATCTAAACTTACAAATTCCAGTGACTCTGTTGCATTAGGAAGATCAGCAGAATGTAACGGTGCAAATAGCTCTGTAGCCGTAGGACGTGGAGCAAAAGCACTTACTTCTAACTCTGTAGCATTAGGACGTGACGTAGAAGCTACAAGACAAAACTTCGTAACAGTTAATGAATTAGAATTAAAAACTGTAGGTGGTGGAATCATCTTACCATCTCCAAACGGAACACTATATAAAATTACAGTAACTGACGGAGGATTATTAACAGTAGCTACTGCATAATTAAAAGGAATAAATAACTAAACAAATACATAACATTATGTCATTACAAATCACATCAACATTAATTACACCGGAAGGTTTTCAAATCACAGATGCTTACGGACGAGTAGCAGTACAAAACTCTTATGCTGGAGATAATATCCAAGCTGGAGTACAATTCTTTAAAGATAAAGCAGCTTTTTTAGCGGGAGATAATCCATTCATGGTAACAGGATTAAATCAAGGAGCAACAGCACCTTACGTTTATGAGCCAGCTACAGAAAACATTTTAGATATTGCACATGACCTATTAATAGGAACATTAGCATCTCAAAGTGTTACAGCGG